CCTACATGCTCCGAATATTTCGGAGTACTAACGCAAAAAAAGATCCCTATAGGTCCGTGAATAGTGGCCCATAGGGATTTTTGACCTGTCATGGTTATCCGTTCATTTGGCATTAAGAAGGGCATTGGTTGACATGCGGTGTCCACCATTGTTGCCCCACGCAATTTCATCGAACATAAACTCATACCTCCCACGTGCGAACAGGTCACAATCAGCCCACCCTGAAGATTATACAATTGTTGCACTCAGTCGCCCAAAAGATTACTTACCTTTCTCTCTGCCACGCTCTTATCGCGTGTCGGCTTTTCAATACTCGGCTCGATAAGGCGAAGACAGTCCCGGATATTTTTTGATTGAAAGCATCAACATTCATCTGAACATCTTCGGCCAGGTTCACTGCATCACGAATACACAGATCCAAGTGATTACGTTGAATGTTCAGGAACTCGACTATCAATGCTGCCCCGGCGAGGCATCTGGGGAGGATAGACGGACTCGTTGAATTATTGAGTTATTTGTTTGATTGAGCTTGTGCTAAGCGGACCGCGCAATATCTATCTTCAATAGCACGTTTTGACGTAGAGCGAAGAGGTAATTGACTTTCGTCCTATTCAATGCACCTACAGATACCCATAAGCTCAGAAAAGCCACAAGCACCACCACCAAATCAACTTGAGAAGCATCTTTCAAACCCATCGTGCTCACCTACAAATGCAATGTTCCATGAATAACTCGAATTATAACGAGAGAAACACTAAGGTTAGGCAGGCAATCGCCACGTCTGGGATGCGCTTCATCGCCAACAATCATCGCCGCCCCAAAGCGCTGCCGGAGCGAAGGAGCTGGTTTGGTCCAGCCGGTGCGTTAGAAAAGCCCGCCAAACACTTTCGGCTCCAAGTTCATGATCACCAGTTCGCCGCTAACTTCGGCTTTCGCTTGGCGTTGATTGGCCGCGCTGTAGCGGATATCCACCTTCTCGAAATGAACCCCCTCAAACACCCGGCGAATATCAGGGTGATCGTTGTTGCTGACCATGACCTTCCCTTTGCAGCGTCGCATGAAGTCGGCCATGCGCTCGTAATTTCCAAAGGGAAAATCCACGCCATAACCGGCGGTCTGCCAGTAAGGCGGGTCCGTGTAGTGAAAGGTATGGGCACGGTCGTAGCGTTCTGCGCATTGGAGCCAGGGGAGATTTTCGACGTAGGTCCCTGACAGCCGCTGCCAAGCGGCCGAGAGATTCTCCTCGATCCGCGGCAGATTGATGGCCGGGCCAGTGGTCGCGGTACCAAACGTCTGCCCCTTCACCTTGCCGGCAAATGCATGATGCTGCAGGTAGAAGAATCGCGCGGCGCGTTGGATGTCGGTGAGGGTTTCAGGGCGGGTCATCTTCTGCCACTCGAACACCTGGCGCGAACTGAGCGCCCACTTGAACTGGCGCACGAACTCTTCTAGGTGGTTCTGCACCACGCGGTACAGCGTTACCAGGTCGCCGTTGATGTCGTTGAGGACTTCAACCGGCGCGGCCTGGGGACGCATGAAGTAGAGCGCGGCGCCGCCGGCGAAGACTTCAACGTAGCATTCGTGGGGTGGGAAGAGCGGGATAAGGCGGTCGGCCAGGCGGCGTTTGCCGCCCATCCAAGGAATGATGGGTGTGGACATATAAAGCAAGACCTTTGCTGTATGGATAAACAGTGCTAGGCTCGCTCCGCTTTGTGCACGAAGCAGGAGCCTTGGCTGGACTTGCAGGGACTTTCTGCGGGGAAGGTGGCCGGGGTGGATGTTGACGCATCCAGCCCGGCCGCTCCTTTACTTCTGTGTAGAAACTTCTTTTGCGTAGGCCTGACAGGCCCGCAGCGCGATCAATCCTTGGTCGCCGGCATCGGTGATGCCGATAATTCGTTGAGCATGCGCTGGGTCAAGTTGGGCTCTTGTGGTGCCATGAACCACGCGGCCGGTGGCGGTGGTGGTTGGCATTGAACCGCTGCTGTTGGTTTCGGTGGCGGCGAGTACGACTGACATCCGCAGATCAGCATTAGCCAGGCGATCACGCAGGCGAGCCTGCTTGGTTTGTTCATCGGTCAATTCCTGATGGTGGGTTTCGTCTTTGTCACGCAGGCGCCGCTCCAGGGCGAGGCGCTTATCCTGCTCGTTGCGCTGCAGGGCAGCGCCGGCCAGGGATATCTCGGTGAGGGTGTCGGCATGGAGTCGAGCCTGGCGTTCCAACTGCTGGCCGTAACGCCAACCTTGAGCGGTCCATGCCAATGCAGCAGATCCAGCAGCCAGGACCACCAGCACCAGGCCAATGGCCGCCATACGGAACTGCGCAGGAATCAGATCGAGGAGACGCATAAAACCGCCCTCGCCCTTGCCCACAGCTGCAGGCGGTCTTCCAGGCCGTTAAGGCCGCCATTGATCCGGCGGGTGATGGTGTTGAACTGATCCTGATCCGCGAGCGAGTTCAACCCGTTTACCGACCAGAACCATGCGGCAGAATCTGCGGCCCACTGCGGCAGCTCCAGCAATTCGGGAGTGCGCAGCAATCGCTCATCACCGAACAGTGCCAGGCTGCAGCGCAGATAGTTGTCGTGACCTGTGATCTGAATCAACCCACGACCGCGATACCGCTGACCATCTCCGTCGGCCTCCGGCGTGTTGCCAAGCTTGGCAGCCAATGTGCCGGTGTCGTACTTGCTCAGGTACTGATCGCCGCCCAGTTCGCGGACGTACTGCAGTTGCCCCGACTCGTGGCCGACCTGGGCGAGGAATGCCGCCTGGCGCTTCGGCGTATCGATCTTACGGTTGACCATGGCTGCGTTAAGGCCAGATACAAAAACGCCCGCTTGGCGGCGGGCGTTCGGCATGATGCGTTGCAACTGTTGCTCGGTAACAGACATAAAAACTCCAGACATAAAAAAACGCACTGAGGCGACAATGGGATGTACTACTGCTTCTCGACGCTCACGACTTTGAGCGGTTTCTTTTCCTTCTTTTTCTTGCCTTTGGATTTACCTTGCTTTCCGGCATTGCACTCCACCGTGGTCGACCAGCCAGACTGGGTGAACACCTGCTCGACCGAATCCGCTAAGTACTCTCCGTCAAGACCGACCTTGAAGCCCTGGGCGTTGATCAGGCGTTCGGCAAAAATGTCTGTTCGGCCAGGCATCTCGAAACGCACATCGGCGGTCGAGCGATTGAACGCCGCCAACCGAGCCTTGGCGGCAGCCTCGGCAGCGGTTTTGTTCGGGTAGATATGTCGATCGGTATGCACCGCCGGCAATCCATCGGGAGCGTCGTCGTTGTCAACGGTGATCACCGACAGCTTGCCGTCCTTCTTGTTCTGATGCTTGGTCGCCACTGCCTTATGAGAGTTGCGATCTCCAAGGCTGAATTGCCACCGACTGAGGTCGCTTTTCGTCAGGGTGATCGCGCCAAACGTTTTGCCGCTGGCAGTCTGGCTACCCTGACGCGGCATCACCAACAGCTTGCCGTCGGCCACCTTGGCCGTGCAGTCGTATTGCTTAGCCAGGCGCGTGATGAAATTAAAGTCGGACTCGTTGAGCTGATCCACCCGGGCGACCTTTGTTGCCACTGGACACACCGCCTGCCAACCATTGCGCGCCGCGATGTCAGCGACGATTTTCGATAGCGGCACGTCCTCCCAGCTTCCGCTACGGATGGTCTTGCCACTGCCGCGCATGTCGCTGGCCTTGCCCTTGATCACAATCATATCTGGCGGGCCGGACACTTCGACCGTGTCCACCGCATAACGCCCCAAGCGCGCCAAGGACGTTTCTGTATAGCCCAGATAGATTTCAACCGAGCCGCCACGCCGAGGTAGCCCCACCTGACTGTCACGGTCATCTATACGCAATTCAAACTCATCGGAGTCCATGCCCGGCTTATCAGAGGTGCGCAGCAACAACAGCCGATCATTGATCAGACCCGTGATATCGATGCCATCGGCAACGATTCGAAAAGAGGGAGTCATTGATTTTGTCCAAAAAAATACCCGCACAAGGCGGGTCGTAAACGAAGTGCCGTTACGCGTAACGCAACGGGATGATGGCGGTGTGGTTCGGGCTCAATCCCACAAACTAATCCCTTCCTCGGTCGGGCTTGGCAGGTCCGGCAGAACGATGACCACACCAGCGCGGTAAGGCTGGGGCTTGTCTGCCAAACCCTGATTGGCATCAAGCACCGCCTCAACGCTGCCGTTTAGATGGCCGTAAACGTTATGACAAATGACATCTAGCATGTCTCCGTCAGACGTTCTGCATGTCGTCGCCATAGCGCGCAAACTCCAGAGTGAACCTTTGTTTACGGGGAATACCGCCGTGCAGCAGAGCGCCCTGTTCCTCGTTGATGGATTTCAGGCACCAAGTCCCGATCACTTCGCCATAACCTGTGGTCAGGGTCAGGGGCTGCAACTTGCCGCCGATGGTGCGTAGCGTATCGAGCTGCTTGAGGCCGCCCTTGAAGCCTGGGTAAATCGTCCCCTTGAGAGTGAGTTTTTCCTCGCCGATGCCCACGGCCTGCTGCGCCGGGCGCCGAGACAGTCGCTCTTGAGAAGCCCAGCGGAATTCGGTCGAGCGACTCAGCTCGTCGAATGCCGCCGTGTCCAGGTTGAAGTAGTACGGCTGAACCTTGGGGTCACGGGGCTGGATGATCAGCAAGTGCGGGAACGGCTTCACCGCTTCCGGTGCCGGCGTGGCATCCACGGCAAAGGCACTGGTGGGTACGATGTTCGCCAACGACGGGCTGACCTTGCCGGCGACGTTGTTGATCGCCGTCGCCGCCCTGCCCGCCTGTTCCTTCAGTGCGCCCATCCGCTCCTGCACTTCGGTGGCCGCCCGTGTCGCGCGGCCGTACACGGCCACCACCTGGCCGACCTTGGCCTGCGCTGCATCTACGCCGCGCATCATCCTCTGCAGCTTGGCCCCGACAGTCGGCCCCACAAACGGGATGTTTTCCAGCTCCGACGCGGCGCCGGTTAATTCCCTGATTGCGCCGTTGACCGGCCCAAGCATGCCGTCGGCACTACGTCTACCAGCCTCCCCCGCTTCGACCAGGTACTTGAGGCCCGACTGCATCTGTTCCATATAAGCCATAGGACCTCCTTATAGGTGCGGTTCGTCGTACAGTTTCGCGGCGTTTTGTTTCGCCGCATCAGCCATCATTAACCGCATATGCGGCATGAGGTCCTGCGCCAAGCGCTGCGGGTCTTTCACATCCCCTTGCACCGTGACCGGCATGCTCAGTGAATATTCAAACTTCTGATCCACCTTGGCCGGTGCGGGCTTCTCCGTCTCTTTAGGCTGAATTGCCACCGCCGCCGATTTGGTCGGCGCAGAAACTGCCAGGGAGCGTGCTGCATCCCCCATCGCAGGTGCCTGAGGTGCCTGCGCCATCAGCAGCGCACCCGAACCATTCGCGCCATTGAATGACTTGCCCATGGTGGCCAGGCTCGGGATAACTGGACCCGGCCGGGGCGTCATCAGCAACGGCGTTACCGGTGGAGAGGGCTTTTCGTCATCACCACCAAACCAAGATTTACCCGCTGCGCCACCCAGCGCAGAGCCGCCCATGCTGCCCAAGTAAGCACCCACCAGCCCGCCAATTGCGGTGCCAATGATCGGCACCACGGAGCCAATCGCGGCCCCGGCTGCAGCGCCCGCCATAGTGCCAGCAAGGTTGCCGGCGGCAGCGCCATAGCCCTCGGCCTTTTCATCCTTGGTCTTGGCGGTCTCATAGGTCTCGAAGGCCATGGCGCCGGCCTCCATCAGCGAGCCCCCGGGTATCATCTTGGCGGCTTTACCGATCTTACCGACCGCTTGCACTACCCCGCCCAGCTTGGACAAAGCACCGCTAGGCACCGGAATCGGTGGAATCGGCGGCCGTGGAATGGGCACCGGGGGCCGTGGCACTGGCGGTCGCGGTGGTCGACCGGCCCGTGGTGGCGTCGGCCGACGTCGCGGAGGGTTTCGCTTTGACCCGGGCCTACGCCGACGCGCTTCCCCCGGGCCTCCAGCACCGCCACCAAGGGATCCGGCGTTGACCACGAAAACCCTCTGGACCCCGTCACCCTCCAATCCCGCCGCACCACCATCATCAGCGCCTGAGGCGGCGTCCTTGGCAATAGAAACCACCTTGAGGCCGGTCGCGATCACATCGAACTTGCCCGGCTTCTTGCCACCTTCCCCCGCCGCATCTGCGTCGCCATCGACGGACTGGCCCTTAAGGGCAGAAACCGCCTTGAGCCCGGTCTCCACTAACGACAGCGCTTTGCCGGCCTTACCTTTGGGCTGGCCATTATTTCCGCCGCCGTTGCCGTTCTCAGCGTTGGTCACAAAGACCTTTTGCACTTCGCCGGACTTGCCACCCAGCGAGCCCCGCGCAACGTTGAGTAAACCTTTAGCGATTTTGAAGGAACTGAGCAGCCCCTTTAGTGCGACAAGTCCGCCACCCACCGCCGCGATGCCCGTCACCACCCCGGGCGCGCTGTCAGACAGCGAGGTAATACCCTTGGTGACTTTGGTCAACGCTTCAGCCACGGTGTCCGTGACCGGACGCAGGGCATCCCCGACACTGCGCATGGCGTCATCCATCGACTGAGCCATTTCGGCCCACTTCTGCGAAGACGCCTCGCGCCGCTCGCTGAGGTTCTTGTCGAGAATGCCCGTCGCATCACGCGAATCGTTTTTGAGCTGGCTGTACAACGCCTTGTTCTGCATATATGCAGAAAGCGCGGCCTTCACCTGCATGTCAGCGAACAGGTCGCCAGTGCGCAAGGATTCCTCGAGTGAGGCCATCATGGCCTTGGCCTTCTCCGGGTCAGACTCCTTGCTGATTTTCGCCGTGGCCTCAGCCATCGCCGCCGCGCGCTTCGGATCGGTGGCTTGAATATACTTCTGCGCCAACGCCATGCTGGTTTCCAGCGTGGACATACCGTTCTGCAAACCGGTCTGCATCGAGCCCTTATAGTCGATACCGGCCTTTGCATACGCCTTGACGGTATCGCCTGAGCCGATTTTGCTCATCCAGTTTTTGAGGTTGTTGGCTGCCTCATCGGCGCCGCCGGCAGATTTCATCTGCACTTGCAGCATGGCACCCAACTGCGTCACTGCATCAATGCCGGTGATACCGAGGCTGCCCATGTTCGCCAATAGCTCCGGGAACCACTTGGCCATGTCGACCGCCTCAAAGCTGCCCGCCTGCCCTTGATAGGCAATCGCCTCCAGCGCCTGCTGCATCTGCTTGGCGTCGGTAATCTTGGCATTTTGACCCAGCGCGTTGATCATCTTCGCCGTGTCGACACCGTTCGATCCCTGCCCTACGACAAACTTGGCCGCGACTGGCGCATATTCCAGGGCCTTGCTCAACTCCATACCGGCGCTCACCAACTGGTTAACCACGTCGGCCACATCGTTGCGCGCCATGCCGGTGTCGCGCGAGGTATCGATGATCTTGCGCGACATCTCCTTTTCTTGTGGCTTGTTGGCAATGCCGGCCTTGATCGCGATGTCACGAACAATGGCCCCAAAATCCGCACTAACCTTGGTCGGTACAGCCAGCATACCGACACCCACGACAGCAGCGCCGACTGTGCTTTTCATGCCGTTTTTACCAGCATCTAGTTGCTGATGACCCCGGGCCTTAAGCTCGGCTTTGTTGGCGGTTTGCCCCATTGAACGATAGGCTTT